CACGCCCTCTAATGCTTCCTTATAAAAGTCTTTATTCTTACCGTCTGTTTTCCGAGTGCCGTCGCTGGTGGAGGACTTGGATTTAAACGTATCAAAATCGGACTTTAAAAGGTCAATTTTTTTATTCACCGCGTCAACATCTTTTGTTACCAGTTCTTCTACTCCCGTCATGTCAACGCTTACCTGTATATGCTGTTGCTTGTTAAACTTTGCATCCAACCACGCCTTTGCACCTTCCTTGGTCATCGGAACCGGGGAATCATTATCAGGTTGCGGTTCGGCGTCAAAGGTTTTTCCACGTAATGCCATTATCATATTTTTTACATGAGGCATAGCGCACTTGTGGTGATCATCAAGTATAGCTTTTGCGTTCTTTTCAATTGCTTCTTCGTCGTCGTCCATTTTCTTTGCATCAAAAGCATGCTCGCGTATTTCGTTAAGCATTCCACGATGTAGTATTTCCATTCCTGTATATGCTAATTCGTGCATGGTGTTATTTGCTATAGACTTTTCAATCGGCATAACGATTTCTCCCTTTTGTATAATATCTTCACCCTCCGATTTACCTTGTTTACCTTTTGATAAACTACTGGCGGCATCGGCCTGCTCTTGTGCCGCTTCAATATGATTAGTTTTTGGTTCATCCCCATTATGTAAATCTGAAGCTATCTGCTTATGCATCCTACTTGCAGCATCATGTTTATCGGCTATTTTGTTATGCAATTCTCCACCTATTTTTCTATGCTCATCGGCGGCATTTTTGTGTGCTTGCTGAGCGTCAAGATGACCTTTTTCTGTGGTAGCATTTTTAGTTGCTTCATTTGCTTTTGCCGTAGCTTCTTCGGCTGAATTTTTCTTTTCTCCCTCGGTATGCGTGCCCGATCCTGGGCCACCTTTATCAACGGTGAGTGAAGGTAATGTTATCTTATTACCCGACTTGTCTTTAATGTCAATATCGATTTTAGGAAAAGTAAATACCGTTTGCTTTTTTCCGATGATAAGCTCCGAAAACATATCCACCAAATTTTCTTCCATCCATTTAAAGCGTGCGAGAAGATCAAAGTCCTCTCTGTCAAACTCAACTGATTTGGTCATAGCATCTACAACAGATTTAACGCTATTGGGATTCATTGGAATGCCACAAGGGGAAAATTCCAAGTAGTCCCATTTTTTGTATTCGGTTCCTGTTTTTCCTAAACCTATACGTGACCTCTCCGCATTATCTACCGGGGAATTAGCCCCGCCCGCTGCTGGGAGGAACCCGATTGAGCACGCTGGGAGAAAATTTGAGACAGCGAATTTATACACTAAATCAGAACGTCCCGAAGAATCTACTCGACTGTCGAGAAACAGCGCGTCCGCCGGGATTGATTTGCTGACCGTATCAACTCCAATACGTAAAGCAGCACCAACAGGGAAATTATCATGCTGGTGACAAAACATAACCACGGGATTTTTGGGATAGTAAGAATCAAAATTAGCGCCTGCAACTCGCACAATATCACCAGCGCGGTCAGGAGTTTCGTCCGCCGTCGCCGGGTAATGTATAACTCGCTGCTCATACCCATCTAAGTACTCCTTCCCTATCATATCACACAAAGCCTTGCACTCATCGGGGGTCATAGACGTCTTTGACGTTTTTGCCGTGTTAACTCTTTTTAACAATGCAGTAGGCATGATTATTTTCCTCGCTTTACGTTTAATACTACCATGAGGTCATTTTCGTGCCCCTGCTCATCTTCCAATATTGATTGAATAAGTTCCATAGTTCCAAACTCACCTAATCCCATAGATTGGGTAACTCGTTCGGTATATCGTTTAATGGCCGTTTGTTCGGATTGAATATCATACGTCAACATTTGAGTAGAGTCGTGGGAAGTAAGGGTAATATCGGAAACCGCCACCGGAATCCCACCAAGGTAATTGATATGGTCGGAAATTAAAACAGCGTGATCGTGCTCGTCATCGGCGTGCTTTCGTAATTCTTCGGCTACATTCAACATCGCCGGACCCGTCAAGCATGCTGCATGCTGAATATATTGCAGCATTGCTTGGTACTCTTTCGTCAAGTCGATATTAAGCTCATTGATTAGGTCTTGTAGTGTAAAGGATATATTAGATACCTGCTGTTTTCCTGTAAAAGACTTAGTATTAACTTCTGCACTATCATCTATATGTAAAGGATCAAAACCCAACATACCAATTATATCAACAGGCGTTTCTGGTAACTCATTATCATCATCCGGTTCAATGTCAAGTTTAGATAGTTTTTTTCTCCAGTTAATTTTATCATCTTTAACTTCACCAAAATAAGTATTAGGTAATTTATTCATTGTGCTGCCACCATTTTCCAATCTGCAAATACTACCGGTGATATATAACTTTGTAAAGCTACTGTAGGTGTGTTTCCTAACCTCTCCGATACTAATTTAGCCACCCTCATTACCGACTGTTTATATTCCTTACTACTTTCTGGCCTTGACATAGAAGATACCGCATCTATTGCAGTACGTGTACCAAGCAATGTCCTAAAGTCTTTTGTCTTAAATCCCCCACCGTCAAGATTTTTTGTATAATCTAATAATGAATTAGCATCAGTATTAAATATTTTACCATTAGGCCCAGCATTCTCTCTTCTATCAAGTAAGTCTTGTGCAATATCTTTATCTGTAACCGGTATATCAAGATCAACACCTTTCTTCCCTGTAAATTGAAGTCTAACATTATCGGCATTATCACCTACTACATGAGAACCTAAAAGTGTTGTTGCACCGTATGCTTGTTTTTTTGCACCGGTATCATTTTCACTACCCGGCCTAATTCCAGTTGACATTATTAACCTATCAACTGCCGCATTCTCATTTTTTTGAGTAACATCGGCAAGCACCTCTTTTTGTATATCCTCAAACTTACTATCTAACTCTGATATACGTTCAAACTTTGCATCCGCACTTTGTTTCATAAACTCATCTGAATAAATTGACTGAGACCTTCCGGCTGCATCTTTTCCAGTGACAAGTAACGTAGCTTTTGGGTCTTCATTAAAATTTACACCTTCCCATGCAGGAGGAATTTTTAATGACTGAATATGTTCGGGCAGTTCTTTACCATCTTTAGTTTCCCATTTCTTAGTATCCTTATTGTATTTGGCCTTACCTTCGGGATGTCTTCCACTTCCTGGACCACCTTTATCGATGATAGTAGGTAACAGCATTTTATATCAACCTAAAAAATAAGGGTTAAGGGAAAAACGCTGCTGTCCCTGGGTGGGACCCATCATACGGTTCTTAGGTAACGGTGGTTCACAAACGTGGTTCTTCAATGCGTTCTCCGTTTCATAAACTGCACCACACTTTTCACAAACATACTTCTTTTTCTTATTGCCGTTCATTTCTCAACCTCCAAAGTTAAACTCATACTAATCTCTCTCCTGTACCGCAATCGTGGTACATCGACAATTTATTATTTCTTCCGGTTCACCGTCTGGGTCAAGGGGATGCAGCAGACCGGTTTCAGGGAATGGCTCACCTACTTTTACTATGTTACCATTTTCAGCTTCATGTGTTTCCCGAACTTTGTCATCTTCGGCCGTCAACCATTGGTGCTCTTCTATCCCCTCATTTTTAAAACAATCGAAACGAGCATCGCTGGAAATGATACCGGTCTCGGTACGGGCTATAGTGCGCGCTTGGTGTTTGCGGATTTCCCCTGAATCGCTTATCGCTTCCTTAATTGCTTTTGCGTACTGCTGTGGTGTAAATGAATGGGCGTAGCCGTCTTTGATTGCGTCCTCTATTTTATCCCCATACACTTGCATCGTGGTAGAATTTATTCCAGCGAGCCCCTCCCGGCGCGCTTCAACATATTCATTAATCATCGCATCCGATACACCCCAATTGACAAAAGCACCAAACTCCTCTTTCAACTTCGATGCTTCAAGATATAGTTGAGACTCTACTTGATTTTTATAAATCTTCAAAAGCTTTTGGTCTTCTTCCGATTGGTCAAATAGGAAGTCTTCTGGGTTGAGTGAGGGTGTTTTCTTTGCCTTCGTTATCGATTTGATCCAAGCGTCAACCAAATCCTGGCAGTAATTACGTTCATCATTGAACATCCTCACAAGTTTACTGTGAAAGGTATTTTCCCCAGGATTAAGCACGCGCTCAATATACTCATTAGATATTTTAGTAAGAAGTTCCGAGTTAAACCCACCCTTGATAACTATAAAACTCTTTTGCGTTCCTTTTGGTGTTGGAGGTTCTGTACTATTACCTGGAGCATTAGGATTTCCACCTACGGTGGCCACAGGCACAGGTTTTTCCTTCAACCAAGGGGCTACTGATAAATCTTCCTCCGTTAACGGCACCTCAGTGATACGAAAAGAAATATCAGCGGGAACTCCCATGGTGTACATGATCTGCGCTGACTTGACGGCAACGGAATAGTCCTTTTTAAGAATACGAATACCCGAAGTATCGGCCTTCAAATGAATCTCATTGCGTACATCGATATTGTTTATCCAATTTGAATTGATCTGTTCGAGTATAGCCTCTTCAATAGGTAAATAAGTATCCTCCCATAGCATTTTATGCCCCTCGACCAATGTGGCATAATTAACATCTTCGTATTTACCTATTCCTATTTTGTTAAGACCAAACACCGCAAGCAACTGATCCTCTACACTCCCCTTCTGTTCCATAAACTCCATATCTTTAGGAGTGTTTGCAATTTTCTGAAACTCCGCACCCTTCCCCAATATCGCTACGCGGCGTGCGTTCCCGACACCAGCATACTGCTGATACCATCTGTTCTTAATTTCATCCGCTTGTTGATTTGTCAACTCCTGGTCGCTGGAAAGAACTCCTGCCGGGACTGCATCGTTTTCAAATGTGCGATTGTTCCAAATGTCTGCTTTTATGTCATTTATAATTGCCATCTGCGCGGGCGCATACCTTGACAAACCTTCAAGCCAGTTGTATGGGTTAAATGCATAGACACGTAAAATCTCGTTAGGTGCATAGTGTATAATCAACGGTTCAGGTCCGGGAATTTCCAATTTCCATCCAAGGAATTTTTTATTGTTAT